GTTTTTCTTTGAAGCTTCATTGTCCAATTCCAACGCTGGCCGATACCTAAATTGTTACCACTAGCAACAATGGATGCGTTTACGTTGCTTCCTTTTTCAGAAGTTGAGATACTTCCGTTTACTGTGAATTGGTTGTTTAATTTAATCGACTTAATTGTGTTCAATTAGATTCCCCCTCTTAAAATAATGAAGAAATAAAATTACAATTTTATATCTAAAATAATAGGAAAGACTGTTAAGTCTTCCCTACTAATTTAAAAGTTTGTGAAGGTTTTCACATAAGTGAACATTATTAGCCTTCTGGAGTTGGATCAATTGGAGCACCAGCAACCGTAAGTTTAGCTAAAGCTTGTGGGTTGTAAATCGCGCCGTCCATGTAACCATCAAGAACTAGTAACTGAGAGCCACGTAATGCTTGAGTAGTATCTCCAACGATGTGTTGTAATGCGAAACCTTTCTTAATCATTACTGCGTAAGCTTCTGTAATGTTACCGAAAAGCAATGGTGTTTCTTTAGTTAAAGAATCTGTAACGATAACTTCTGCACCGAATAAAGTGTAAGTAAGTTTACCGTTGATTACACCGTTTTGTAAGTAGAAGTGGCCGTTGCCATCTTTCAACTTAGCAATTTGGTTGAATAAATCACGAGAAACGATGAATGAAGAACTGTCTAAGAACTCAGGGTGAATTGAGTTGTAAACATCCATTAAAACATCGATTGTAACTGCGTCTGCTACTTCAACATTTGCAATCTCGTTATCGTGAACAATACCACGGAACTCTTCAGCAGTATCACCGATTAAGATTGATTTTTCTACTGCTTTACCAGCACGACGAGCAAGTAAGTTGATTGAGTAATCAACAATGTTAACAGCTACATCATTAATCATTTGGTTAGATAATGAAATTGCTGCACCAACACGTTTTTGGTTTAGTTTAACTTCATCGAAACCAATTTTACCTTCTAAAACGTCGGCTCCTTCTCCAACGAAACCTGCAACAGTTTTAGAGTTTTCTTTAGCAATTTTTAATGTTCCTGCTACCGAACCAAACTTACGAGCGCGAGAGAATACTGGAGATGTTTCCGACATCTTTAATACGATAGTTCCTTCAACGTTTTCAGGAATAACTGCTCCACCGTCATTTGTCGTATTAAGGTCACGAAGCTCTTCTCCATCTTCACGGCGAAGGTATTGTTCTAGACCACGTAATTCTTTTTCATTTTTATCCATATCTGTGTCTTCCACCTTTTCAATTTTTTCGCCAGAGTTTCGGCGTTCTTCTAAAACATTAATATCTGCATCGAGCTTACTAATTTGATCTGTAAGTTGCTTTACTTCATCTAATTCATCTTGATTAGCTGAACGCTTCTCAACTTCAGGAACTTTTAAAATATCCTCAGCTTTAGTAAGTAATGCATTTCGTTTTTCTCGAAGAGCTTTTAAGTTCATTAGTTAGTTCCCCCGTTTTTGTTGTAATGATAAGATTTGATTTCGAAGTTCTTTTTCTAAATCAGAAATATCGGCTTTGCTTCGATCTTCTTCATCTTCTTCTTCTTCATCAGAATCTTTTTGTTCTTCATCAGAATCTTCTTCAGATTCTTTTTTCTTTTTTTTATCGTCTTCATCAGATTCCTCATCTTCATCCGAATCTTCATCACGATCTTCTTCTTTTTCTTTATCAGAATCTTCTTCATCTTTCTCTGAATCTTCTGAATCTTTTTTATCCTGTTTTTCTTTCTCATCTTCTTCGTCTTGATCTTCTTTCATTTCTTCCCGAAGTTCTAAGAAAACAGTTTTAGCGATCTTACGAATCTCGTCTTCGTTTAAAGAAACTGTTGCTGTTCCTTGATCAGTAGATTCTGCGATTTTACTAACTTGCTCTTTTAACAAAGTACCAAAATTTCGTAACTCTTCTGATGCCTTGTTAAGCTCAGACATTGCTTTATCAAACTCTTCCAAGTTAAAATTCTCCCTTTCTAAGTCAGAAGGAATATCAACATCTTCTACAAGATTGATCCCTCTGGCTGCAATAGTTGATTGTAAGTATGCAGGGTCTTTTACGACTGATACTTCCATCAGCTCTAATTCCTCAATTGTCCTTTCGAACAATCCATCTTTTAAGGGTTTCCAAGAGTCCTTTAAAGTTCTGAAACCAAAGGACATATTTCTATAAAGGCCATTACTAATTAATTCGTAATAATCTTTTCCCCAAGATGTTGGAGTGATTACTGCTGACATGTATAAACCTTGCTCATCTTCAATTAGCTTCAAAGAGCCATTTCTAGTTGAAGAAAGAATAAGTTCATTTTTGTGCTCAGCTAAAAAATCGATATCTCTCTGAGATTGTTCGATTGCTTTTCTAAATGCACCTGGAGCAACTTTCTCTACGAATCTTTTTGCTGAACCTAGAATTTGACTTAGCTGACCTGCTTTGTTTACATAGCCGCTAACTGTCATAGTCCCATCTTCAGAAGATTCGAAGGTTGTCTCGTTTAATCTAAGTTCCATGCTCATAAACAGATCACACCTCCTCATCGTCTTTTTTATTTTCTTGCTCCTCATCTTTGTTGTCTTCTTCTGGTTTTTCTTCATCCGACTCTTGAACTTGACTACCAGCTTGATATATCTTTTCAGCATCTTCTTCGCTTATATTGTCAGGGTCAATAGTCACTCCCATATTAGGAATAGTCATCTTACCTGTCTCAGGGTTGTAGAATACGCTTCCAAGTCCCCAAGTGAAATAATCAACATCAATGCTTGGCAATTGAATACGAGATCGAGCTTCGTTGAATGAAATTAATCCATCTTTCATTGCTCGAACAACTGTTTCAATCTTTTCTTTCTCGGTAGTTCTTAATAGTTCTGAAACGTCAAATCGAAAATAGTAACCATTTCTTTTTTCTTCTTCTAAAAGAAGAGACTTATTCAGAGATGATTCAATCGCTGTAACGATTGGAGCAATACAATATTGAAGAAAATGAATGTTGTTTTGTTCGTTTGATGCATATTTGTTTGCTGATGCGTTTAACATTGACTCTGGAATATTGAATATTCTGGCAATTTCAGAAACAGTATGCTTTCTAATGTTTGTTAAATCTAATTCGTTTGGTTTCATCGAGATAGGTTTGTAATCTAAACCTTCTTCGAGGATCAGTGTTTTTCCAGCTTTCTTAGCGCCAGAATATAGGTTTTCCCATGAACTTCTCAGTCTGCTAATAGCTGATTCTGTTAGTCTAGATGTTGATTTCAAAATACCAATTGGTAGAGCTCCATTTTTAAGAACTCCAGTTGTGTAATCTTGTTCATCGATAGCTAAACTAAGAGTGTCTGCGTTTTGTGTAAGAACACCTTCTCCTGTAATTCCATCTTCACTATCACGAAGAACTACGACTAATTCTTCTGGATCGAATGAATCTATAGTTTTGTTTGACTCTCCTAAAACATTTACTTTAGCAGAGTACCTGTAACTATTTATTCGATACTTTGTAACAGACACTTCTTCAATTGGAATTAAGTAAAGAGCTAATACATCGTTCCGATATCGTTCAATCTTTGTATAAGATGCTCCATGGAACAAGTAATCTTTTACTAAATTCTTTTTAAAGTTGTGACCATTCACTAGTTCATTAGGTTCGTTATTCAATAAGAAAACTCGATTGTCTTGAACTCTTACGTGTTCTCCCTTTTCATTCTCTTGGTAAAGAAAAATTGGGAGTTGTGAGATAGAAGAACAGATGAGTTCCACCGATGTTGCTACTGCTGGAATTTTTAAAGCTTCTTTTTCTGATACCCGTCCATCACTTCCGAAGAACGAAGTTATAGCGAAATTGGAATTTAGATTCCTCTCTTCTAGTAAGTTGGCTTTATTATCCTGGTCTTTTCTTAAGAACCAATCAACAATTCCCATCGTGTTCCTCCTCTTTAAATAAAAATAAAAAAGACCTCAAAATGAGACCCTTTAGAAACTGATTATTCCTCGTTCTTCATAAATACTAGAAGAACTTTCTTCAACTTCTTTATTCCAAAGAACCATTGCGTTTAAGATCGAAACAACCATGTCGATCTTTCCAACGGATTTCTTTTTGTTTACATACGTGTTTAAGTTTGTATCAACTACTTCTCTTGCGTTAGCAAAGTTTATTTCAAGTAATTGGTTTTTAACATAAGAAAAGCTTTGTTTTAAAACTCTTTCTTTTAAAAGTTTAGTTGCTGGATGCAAGACTGCTGAGTGTTGCTTAATCTCAATAGTGTCGAATCCTGCCTCATACCATTTGTTCGCAGATGATATTGCGTTATAACGGTCATAACCGATTCCGATTATGTTAACTCCGTACTTTTTAGGCAAGTCTATAACGAATTGTTCAACAAATCCGTAGTTCACGACTCGATCTCCACAGAAGAAAGCATATCCTTCATCTCTCATCATTCTGTAATCTAAGTTTTCAACTTTTGATTTGTTATCTACGTTGTCTTCAGGCAAGAACGCCCAAGACTTAGCCACATATTCATCTCTTTCATAATCATATGTAACTATTGATATTGCAGTGTTATCCGTTGTTTGAGATAAGTCGACTCCAACATAAACGTCTCTTCCATGCCAATCATAATCTTCAACCATACATTTTTTGAGGTCATCTGTTGCGATGTATAATTCAGCGTCACTGCCGTCAACGAAAATATTCATATGCTTAGTTAAAAAGTTCTTCTTCATACTAGGCATTTCAATCGCTATATCTCGTTGCTTTTTTAAGTAATCAAGGTTTTCAGGAATGTCATAACACAAAGGGTTTGCTTGATAAGTTGACTCATCTGAAAGCCAATCCTTCGGATTATCTGGTGCATATAACAAAGCGAATAATTCATCATCTTCAATAACCCCATCTAAGACTTTCTTAGAGTATTCAACTTCTTCAGTCATCGGGTTATTTAATGATTCGTAAGCTGTACTAATCAATATTCCAGTACGGTTTACCATGTTCATCTGAGAAGATTGCATGGCATCGATTGGATATCTGTTTCTTAATGCTCCAACTTCATCGGCAACGAATACGTTTGCTTTACGTCCGTCCATGCGGTTTTCCGAGTTAGCTAAAGCAATAAATTTTGATTTTGTTAAAGTACAACGAATCTCTCCTCGAGTAATTTGGAAATACTTTTGAATAAGAGGGGATGCATGAATTGCTTGTTCAACTTCCTTTTTAACGATAGAAGATAGTTCTCGGTCAGGAGCTACTGAATAGAACTCAGAAAATTTAGGTTCTATTAATAACAAAATTACAAAGATCAGCGCAACTAAGAAACTTTTTCCAGACTTACGAGCAATTAAAAGAACTGATTTCTCAAATCGTCGTTTTTCTGGGTTTGATTTATGTTTCCAACAGAGAGCATTCACTATAAAGAACCACTGAAAATAACCTAAGGCATCGTGGGTCGGTGTCCCTGCTTTTAAACCACTTGCCATGTTTATTAGTTTTGTTAATCTTGTAATTTTTTTAAGATCGTCTTCGTCAAGAAAATATTTTGAATCTGGGTTATATAGTTCCTCTAAAAACGTTTGACATGTTTTCTTTACGTATTTACCGGCGATGACCTCTTCTTCTGTTACTTGGACCGCATACTGATATGCTGGGTGCCTTTTAATGTAATCAGATACCATTTATCATCACCTACAATAAATATTTGGCTGACCTGGTAGGATTCGAACCTACGACCGATCGGTTAACAGCCGATTGCTCTACCACTGATCTACAGGTCAATAATGGTGGACCCAGCAAGAATCGAACTTGCACTAACGAGTTATGAGCTCGTTGTTCTAACCAATTAAACTATAAGTCCAAAGTATCGGGAATACAGGATTCGAACCTGTAACCACATCATCCCAAATGATGCATTCTACCAAATTGAAATAATTCCCGGAGATAAGAATGAGAAAGATAGGATTCGAACCTATGAAACCGAAGTAACAAATTTACAGTCTGTCTGCTTTAACCTCTTGCATACTCTCTCATAATGGAGGAAAGTGAGAGGGGTGAATTTCTCGTCCTTTCGGATTCGACAGATTTCAAAGTTTGGTGCATTACCACTCTGTCAACATTCCATAAAAGATAGCTACTCAACCTAAGCTCGCTAACCGATGCTTTTTCTTTTCAGAGGATATGTACTCGCTACAAATCGGAGGTAAAAACGAGTACGCTTAATCAACTTCCTCCACTTAAGACCTTCAACAATGGGTCTTCATCTTCTTTTTGTTGGTTAACTTTCAAACCAGCTAATTGTGCTCGTGAAGAAGGTGATAAACCTAATTGAGTTGATAAAGCTCTAAATTGTGATAAATATTTTTGTTTAGTTCCAACTGTTGGATGTTCTTTTATTTGAATTACTCCAGTTCTGTCTGGCTGATTAATGACAATTCCTTGTTCATTTATGATCTGATCAGCTTGTCTCATTTTACTTAGACAGTCAGCAGTTTGTTCTAATAATGGAATATCCAGGTTAGACAAGATGTCGCTAATTTCTAGTTCTCTAACCAAAAAGACGTAATAACTTTTTGCTAGTTCGTCAAGGTGGTCGGGAACATTTTTAACTAAATCGACATTTCCCATAAGCTTTTTCTCAGCTTCAGCTCGTTCTTCTAGTTGAGCTTTGTTTTCTGAATTACCTTGTTTTAAACTAGCAGGTTTACGTGGTCGTGCCATATAATCTCCTCCTAAAGTTTAAAATTGTAATCAATGTCTTCTAAATCAATAGTTGGCTCAAAGTCTAGTTTTCCGATTCCGATCTCTAGGTTACAAGTCTTACATAATGTAATTAAATTACTTTCTTCGAACATTAAATCTGGATTCTTAATTCGAGGAATTATGTGGTGAACTTGAAGTTGTGCACCATTGATTCTTCCGTTCTTTATATAACAACGTTGACATCTTCCACCATCTCTAGAAATGATAATACTTCTAAGCTTTCTCCATCTAGTAGTATTTAAAGGCTTAATGATATCTTTCTTACGCTGGTAGTATTGTTTTTGATAAGCATTTCTTGAGCAAGTTGAGCATTCTTCACTTCGAAGAACTATTTTCCCGCAAGAACAAATTCTTTTAGTCATCTTCTTCAACTACCCTTGCATCTTGAATGTCTTCTGGTTCTTCTCCACAATAAGAACATTCAAAATATATTTTTTTATTTGTTTCGAAAACAGCTATGTGTGAATTGCAGTATTCACAAAGTTGATCGGATTTGTTATCCAACATCACTTATCTTCCCTTCTAACAGATTCCATATGGTTTGATAAGTAGCTCTTCTCTGCTCTCTAATTTATATATATACAAGCTTGGCTTTCAAGACAGAATAATAAGACTATTTCGAAAATAGTTGAAAGAAGTTTCATTTAAGTATGTACGAGGGTGAGCGAACTGTATATAATTAAAATATAGTCAGATTAAGAAATCGGAGGATTAAGAAATGTTTAGAAGACTTTTAGAAAGAAGAGCATTAAAAAGAACACAAGAAAGATGCCCTCATGAATGGTACATAGTTAGTGAATATAGAGAAACAATATACAATGGGTATGATATTGATTTTATAGACGCAGTAGACTTATACTGTCCCATCTGTGATCTTGATAGAAATAGCGTCGAATCTTTCGAGGCTCAGAAAATTTTGAAGAAACAACAAATAAGAGAATCGTACATGTAGAATAAAAAATGTTACTTAGGCTGCTCAAATATGAGTAGTCTTTTTTAACGCGAAAATTCGTTTTGGGAACCGTTGTGTGAATTCACTTCCGGTGTTATATTAG